CTAGAACTGCCTGTTTTGTAAAATACTCAAGTTGACCGAAAGCTGTTTCACCATCTGCAGAAGTTTCCTGAACGTGGTTGCTAATAAATCTTAGTGTACCTTCAAGCTCTTGTACTTCTCGTCTAGCTTGTGTTTCAGTTTGTTTAACTTCAGCAACCTTTTCTATCTCGCCCATCTTACTCATAGATCGATAAAGATCAAATACAGACTCAATCTCTACTTCAGTGGGAGGTACGCGATAGTCTGAAAACAAAGATGCTTCTTTTTCGTTTTGACTTGTATTGTCAAAGGCTCTTTTAGGATCAGCCAAATCAAATTCTAAATATTTATCTTCGGAACCGTCTATCAAGGTTAAGTACGTCTCCACATTAGCAGATTCAGCAACTCGATTTAGTTGCTGCCTATTTAACTGATGCGTAGCGGCGCACTTAGCTAGAGCTTCGGTTAAAGATGAATTAGGAGATTTTACAAAATCCTGAGAGATATCTTTACCCAATTGTTCTAATTGAATTCCGTCCACCATAATTTAATATATTCGCACTACGGGTTTCTGTCAAGTAATTATTTAAGATATGCCACTGTTGGCGTATGAGAGCTCGTTTGCTATAACTGCGTATAATGTCGCGTGGAAGAAATCGTCAGGTCCTATATTAACATATTTCATCCTACCAATCTGCTCATTATAGTCACATTGAATATTAAGGATGTCTTGTAAAAATGGTTGAGAGTCGTCCCATTTTGGAAACTTTAGGTGCCCGGACTTAATCTTAATAAAAATATCGGTCATAACCGTATTACGGTTAAGTGTGTACGCAGGCATTTTAGCGTTCCATCTCATTTTTTCTTTTTGTGAAGCAACGTGTTGATAAGCAATTACTTTCTGAAAACCTATACGTTTACGAATTTCTGAATTAGATCCTTCCCCCATTCCGTAATCAGCAGCGAGATGTACACAATTCCACTTCTCCATTAGCCTAGGAACCTCATCGTGTATAAACCCATAATCTGCTTCTTTACCTAAAAACTTTTTCATATAAACAACTCTATACTCATTTATGCCTCGAAGTTGCACAATTGAAATTACAGTATTTGACTCAGTGGAGTTAATAGGTCCATAGTCAATGCCCATTATAGAATGATATGATCTAACTATCTTACTGGGAGACTCGTTTAACTCAACCTCAGGATCACAAGCTGCTTGAAGGTCTGCACTTGTTACTGGAGAAACCCCAGAATCATATTCTAATCCTAAAGTCTCATTATAAAATAAGGCTTTCGTAACGTGCTTTCGCTTCTCAATTATATCCTTACTTCACTCAACCCACGGAGCTTTAGCAAAATGTAAAAGACAAACTCTAAATCCTTCCATATCTGGTTTATCTTTCATATTACTAAACGTAGACACTCATTCTCCCTTACTAGAAGCTATGTCTAAACTCCTCCCACACTTTTTACAAATAATACCTTGAGTACCGATATTATCTTCGTCTAATAGATTCCATTTATTACACTTCTCACATCGTATCATATACTCATTCTGTGTAGACCTAAACCATATATCAGCTAAAGTCCCTCTACTGCGCTTGGGAGTTCCAGCATATAAAACTTTTTTATATATAGAACGAGTCATAGTCTCGTGAACAACAGGAATAATGTCAGCTTTTAAATCTTGGGTTTCATCAAATAAATTCATATCAGCACTATAACCACGAATTCTATCTGCGTTCAAAAGGGCGTACCGTAAATACATGCGACTACCATTTAAAAATTGCTTCATAAACACATTTTGAATAATAGAGGTGTTTAAGTAATAGTCTTTCAAAATAGGGCTGGCCTCAATAACTGGGTTAACTCTATCATGCGAAAAAACTTTAGTCTGGTCAACAGTGGGTGCAATATATAAAGTTTTAAAATAGGGAATCATAGCACTATTAGCAACCATCATGTTAGCCAATGTTGTAGACTTAGCAGTTTGCCTCGAAAATTTTAGCACTATTTCATTAGAATTTTCATTGTAAATTCGACGTAAATGCGGATAATCATCTAACGACAAAGCACGGCCGTTCAAATACAAAAAATTCTCTGCAAATTCACTGCGCGTTAGACTAATAGATTTTCTTTTCTTCATTGGCTCTCGAAAGTTTATGTAAATGTACTGCTTTTGCTTTTTTTAGGCGTTTTGCAACAGATGGCTTAGTGTAAAACCTGCGCTTCCTAAGCTCATCAAATATTCCTGCCGCTTCAATCCTCTTTTTTAATCTTCGTAAGGCTTCCCCTACATTATTATCAATTACTTCTACATACAGTCCGTGATCATTTAGTTTAGGACGTTTCTTAGTTCATCGTGACATCATTTATACTCATTGGTTCTAATTTTTTAAATAAAGACCCATAAGGTCCATGTTCCAGTAATTTATAAATTATGTTCTTTATGCCCGTACGAGGTATGCCTCATCCGTGCCTGTACACTAATTTCCTTCCTTTATCTACCTCATCAACAAATAAAATTAATTCTTTTAGATCTTCGGCAACTTCCCTCTCTTTTCGCTTAATATACCATTTGGAAAGTCACTTATTATCAGATCGTAATTTATCCAAATTTTTTATATCCTTAAAATAATCATCCGCTAAAGTCTTAAACTGACGTAGTACCCTTTTAGCATATCTAATCTCTTGATAAAACTGCTCTGCGGGATGGCGCACCGAAGACCGATCCTCAGGCAATACACGCCATGTATCCGTCAAAACTTCATATACCCCGAATTTAGCGTCCTGCCAGCTTTTATCATCCTTCCATTCTTGAACAAAAAATGTTACAGGATGCTTTGTATCCACCGCTAAATAATTGTTAATACCTTGGGTTATCTTCATTTTTTCTATACTTGGGTCGAAGGGGGCAATTAATACATTAACATCTATGTCACTTGTTAGAGACCACTTATACCCAGTAATAGACCCAATAATAACAACAGACTTTAAAGTCTCCTTTGGTACTCTAGTAGTCAATATAGCAAGCATTTGCCTCTTAATTGCGGGTCGTAATTTAGGCGGCCGTTTATCTGGAAACGTCCAAACATCGGGAGCCAAAGTTGCTTGAGGCTCGTCTAAAATTCCTGAATTCTTAAAAAATTTAGCCAACTTTACGTAACCATGCTGGCGTCTTGTTAGAAGAAAACTCCGGATACTTCTTTACTATTTTAGCAGCTTTCTCCGGCTGATGTTTACGTACATACGCAGGTATATCCATAAACTTTGGAAATAACTTTGGATTACTCTCAGCATATCGTACAATTGCTTTTGCTCTACTTAAATTTGCGTCTTTAAAAAATTTTCCCATATTAAAATTTCCTCGTAACTTTTAGTCCAAATATAGGTCCACCGGAAGGATCAGATCCTATATTTCCTAAAGTTAGGGATGTTCTACGCTTAGATGAAATAGGCACACTTATATTTTGATGCTTAATAAGTTGTCTAGCTGTAGGGTTTACCCCTTTCTCAAATCTTTTCAATGTTCCAGCCAAACCAGTAGCTTTAGACTTCGAAGAAGAAATCCTCAAATTAATCTTTGGCTGAACTTTTAGGTTCCTATGTTTAAATAAAACCGTCTTAGGCTTAGTTTGTGATTCTTTCCTTAACACATCCAAAAAGTGTTCGTTAAACTGCTGTTTTTGGGCAGCTAGGTTATACAAATACTCGTCTGTACTTAATTTCTTTTTACTTTTCTTTAGCCGACTAAACCATCGCCTAAGTCCAGTTTCTTTAGGTAATGTAGACTTATAATTTTGAATAACTACCTCCCTCTCAGATTCGGGAAGATGCTCATGAGATTTAAAACGTACGGCTCTAGCTTTTACTTGGTCCAATTTAGGTTTATTCCAATGAGGCTCGAGGATCTGCATTAACTTAACTCCTTTTAAATCCAGTCCTTCAGAACCTGCGCCCGATAGAAGTAAATGTTTATATTTACCTTTGTTAAAATCTTCTATAATTTGCTTCTTCTCTTTATCGCTTAACCGGCCCGTAAACTCAGCATAAGGTATTCCCTTACTTTTTAAACGCTTTGCCATGGCATCTACCCCACTTGCTAAGTAATTCGAGTAAGTAACGCCCTTGTAATTTGGATCATTTTTTATACGTTTTTCAATTTCTTCGACAGCTCTGTTTAATTTTGGGGCATCTTTAAGAGTAGCTGACTCATTAAATGCTGCGGGCGTGTTCGAAACCTGCCTAGAGGAACTTAAAAAAGAATTCAATCTTGCTGCTTCAGATTTAGAAGGGGGAAGACCATATTTAATTTTGTAGGCTAACGACGGATGGTGCTTCATCATTTCACGATACGTAGCTAATTGAACCTTAGACATAGGGACAGATATACCCTCCTCTTTTACTTTAGGATACCCTTTTAAAGAAGGTCGGTAATAGTGTACCTTGCCTTTTAATAAGCTGGCTAACTGGTCTAAGTTTTTAACGTCATATTTTACACCGGGTTTTATTCCTCTAAATATTCTTGAGAAAAGTGAAGGATATATTTTTTCTTCTTTGACATATTTTTCTCTAAATTTTTTGACGTCCCTTGGCACATCTATACCCAACCCTCTCATTAAAGGAATAAGTTCTGAGGGCCTATTTCTTAAAGGTGTCCCGGTCATAAAGATCTCTTTCTCTCCTTGAATATCATCAGGATAGTGGGATCGTTGAGAAGTAAGCTGTCCCATTAAATGGGCCTCATCAAAAATAACTAATGGATATTCTTTCTTTTTAGGAGGCTTATGGTATGAAAAATATGAAAACCTTCCTTTAGATTTATGTTTTTTCTTCTCTTTTCTGAAATTATCTTTTAAGGACGCTGGGCCTACAATTATTGCCTTTCGTTTTAATTTAGCAGAAGCTTCTAAAGCTGTTAAAGTTTTTCCAGAGCCCATGCCGTGATACAATAAAATAGAATCTACTCCATCTAATTTTCTTAAAGCATCTTCTTGATGAGGTAATAAGGATGAAACTGCGCTTTTAAAAAACATGCCCATATTATTTCTTCTTATTTAATTTATTTCATGTGCGCTTATACTGCTCACGCATTGCTTTTATTTTCTCTGGAGATCTTTGGGGAGATGTCCATCAATTAGCTCCTTTAGGGTCAGGCAATTTTAAAACTTTTCTAAATTTTTTCACATATTCAGACCCTATGCCCTTTTCGTAAGGAAGAAGAGTGTCATGTATTCGTCCTAAAATTTTACTTCGTTTCAATTTATTTAATTCTTCAGCTTTCAGGAACTGGCGCATAAGCCGTTCTTTATTAATAGCGGTTTTAAAAAATTTAGACATCTTTCTCTAGATCAGTGATATGTCTTGTTTCAACACCTTCATCTTGGTGTGACTTTAATTTAAATACTACAGTATCAAACAAATCTTTTTTATCGATAGTCTCCCTTTCTAATCTTTCAAGCCTATCAGTTAATTTAACAGCAAGTCCACCTCATTTCTGGGCTAATTCAGGATCAGACTTAGCCCGTTCTTTAAAGTTATAATAGGAATCAGTCATCATATCTCTAAGCATCTGGTCAAAGGATTTATCCGGGGCTGCTCCTAGTTTCCAAACTAAATAATCCTTGTTACCCTTCAAGGCAAGTTTGTAAAATTTCTTTAAGTCAGGAGACGAAATCTGGTTTACATACTCTTTCTTACGAGCCAAAGACCAACTAGCTATATCAAAAAAATAATACAAAAATTGCTCAATATCATCAGAGCCATATTGAATATTATATTTACCGTTAACAATCAATTCAATGTCTTCATCTGTAATTTTAGCCAATGCCATAGACGTAATTAATCTATACATTAACGGATCATTTAAAATATCAAAAGCGCCTTCTATTCCTTCAACGCCGTCTGGAACCGAAATTTTATACAAATACCCAAACATTTTATCAATACCTAGATCAACAATTCAATCCATATCTACAGGACTACTAGAATCTTTAAAATAACTAGGCTTCCCGTCACTTAAATGATTATATACTTGCTGAATCCCTGGCAAAGGAAATTCCAAATCATACTCCTCTAAACGCGCATGCACTTCAGCTGGAGAAAGCCTACCTACAACTAATGTTTCTATATATTTAATATACGGGACCTGCATAATTTACTGCTCCTGCGTTATTATTTGATGAAAAAAACCATAAATATATAGTACGGCAGCAAAGCTTATTAAGAATCAGCCAACATCCCTATCAAGAAACCACACAAAAACATCCTTCATACTGATAAACGTGCCGCTCATTTAATTTTTTTCAGGTAGTTCTTCTGGTCTATCAAATACTTTAAAAGTCAATATCCATTTCATATCTTCATCCTCATCCCATTCTTCATAGTCTGATAATATACAAGTATCAGTATTCATTCTATCTAATACTGGTTGAACTTGATCTTTTTCTTTACATATAATATAAATGTAATCACCATTGGTTCTAACCATGACTTCATTATCAGGACCGTTATACACTATATTATTTCACTAATCCTTCTAAATTTATAAACATATATTGTTTACCTTTCACGTGTTTAACTTTAAAAACTCTTTCGATAGTTGAAAAAATAAACCCATCTCTAACCAAATTAACTAATGTAGCAGCACCTTTTTCAATAATAGTTAACTCATTACGATGTTTTTCAGGGGAATAATAAACGCCTTCAAAAGTCAGCCATCGAATATCATGGTCTTTCGTTCGGCGAATGGGGACAGGCAATATTTTGTCCAATAAATGTTTTTTAGAACTTCATGAATAAACATTGTCACTACCTCCGGGACAAAACAATCTTAAATCAAAATGTGTCCCGTTTTGGTTTTTATGTTTATGATACGTATAATCTCACTCCTTTAATTCAGGATCTCTGAGGAGATACGAATACCCTTTTTCATAAAATCTAGGTCTAGGCAACCTCAGCACGACAAGAAGGGCTCATACACACCGTCTTCCTTCGCCTGGTTCCACCTGTACTTAACACAGAGGTAACCCTAGCATGAGAACCTCCACAAACACGACACCGAGCACCTTTATGCTTCTGCTTAGATACAGCGCTTTTACGTCGTCCTCTTCTACCTAGCAAAGACATCTTGCAATTTACTCTTATCTAAAGATAGTTTTTTAGCTCATCTTTCTAATTTATTGTCTAACTTATGATTAAACAAATCGCCAACCTGATCTTGAAACGCACTAAATGTTTCCGGTTGTTTTTCTTTAACTAAAGCTGTAAAAAGACCATCATAGTCAGCATCGCTTTCTAACGTAGTTATATTTGTATCATTTCCAAATAACGACGGATCATTAAGAAAATCGTCCACATCCTTATCTTTAGTAGGACTTAAATCATTCACTTCTATAAACTTACTCATAATTATAAATGGGTTGCAATTATATCTACTATTAAAGCTAAGGTACTTAAAAATAACACTCAAAGAACCTTATTTACATTACCTTTTCAATTACGCAGATTATCCAACTTTTGTGCCATCCCTGGTCATCCGGTTTCTACGTTTTTCCGAAATTCCGAATTTCGGTTAACTCGTACTATAACTCCAGATTCAGGATTATAAACATTTAGTTTTAACTTATTAAATTCTATAGCAATCTTAGCAACATCGTCACTCAAGTTCTCCATCTTACTTAAGAGTAAAGTAATATCACCATTAGCATTAGGCAAATTAGATTCAAGTTGATCTAATCGCTCTATAACGGCCTTGTAGCCAGTCGAGCGTGTTGCCATTACATTAATCCTCCTCTTCGTCCTTTAAATACTTAAAATAAAAATACAGTTCAGTTTCATCAGGATCTTTATTGAACTCTGCTATTTTCTCTAATGATTCTGTATACACTGTAATAAGCGCATTCTCTGACCCTATAACGGATTCGCATGTGTACCCGAATTCGTCTTCTGCAAAATCTTTTATAAACTCGGCCGCTTTATTGTGATCAGGCGTGCCTGAATGTTCTACTAAAATGTACATTAGTTTTTCATTTTAATTTAATTA